TATCGATGCTGATGAAGATTTCTGGTCAGCATGTATGGCGTCCCTATCAACAGGAGGTAAAGTTATTGTAATTTCAACACCAAACGGATTCGACCCGATTTATTATTCGATATACAGTCAGGCAATTAAAGGGATGAATGACTTTAGAATTACAGAAATGTATTGGTTTCGTGACCCTCGTTATTCTAAAGACTTAAAACTAATAAAGGTTGATGATATAATTCACTACATGTTAAATAGGGGTGATTATAAAGATGATGTGTTAACCATAGATTATACAGATATTAAAGTTACCGATAGAGATTTTGAAGAAATAAAACAAAAGGTTGAAAGTGGTTATAGACCATACTCATCGTGGTTTGAGGCAATGTCAAAAAAATTAAAATTTGATAAGCGTAAAATATCACAAGAGTTAGAGTGTAACTTTTTAGGTTCGGGGGATAATGTTGTACCACCTGAAACCATGAAAAAAATCAAAGAAAATTATATCAAAGAACCTGAAAATAAATTTATGGGTGGCGCTTTGTGGCAATGGAAAGAACCAATTGCGGGTCATAAATATATTATGGGTATTGATGTATCTCGTGGTGATAGTGAAGACTTTACAACTTTTACGATTATCGATTTTGATGATAGGGAACAAGTATTAGAATATATCGGGAAAGTTCCACCTGATGTGGTGGCTGAGATTGCGTTCAAATGGGCAAATATGTATAACTCGTTTATTGTTACAGATATCACTGGAGGTATGGGTGTTGCAACATCTCGTAAACTCCAAGAACTTGGTTATAAAAACCTATATGTTGACGGGGTTAATCCTGCGGATAAATGGAAATGGGACCCAAAACAAAATGATAAAATACCTGGTATAAACTTTAATTCAAAAAGAGTTTTAATCGTTCAGGCATTTGAAGAGGCGTTAAGATTTGGGTTTGTTATTAGGTCTCAAAGGTTGTTTAATGAACTTAATACGTTTGTATATGTGAATGGAAGGCCTGACCACCAAAAGGGTCAACACGATGATTTAATAATGGCGATGGCGATGGCTATTTATGTTGGTGAATCTTCATTTGCTAAATTAGAAAAGGCGACAGAGCAAGCAAAAGCAATGATTGAATCTTGGACCACAGAAAAGAGAGATTTTAAAGATTCATCCTCAAATTTTAATCCAGGAGTACCTGTGGATATTTATAATCAATATAGGTCAGGAAGTTATCAAACAACAAAGAATGATTATGAAAAGTATTTATGGTTATTCGGAGGTAAAAGAGTTTAATTTAACTTTTATCGACTTATCTTTTAAATAAAAATATTATGGCAGAACAAAAATATACGGTATGGCAAAGATTGGGTAAGGTTTTTGGACCTAATGCAACTTTAGACCAGCAAGCTCCCGTTTTTAAGTTTGATAAAAAAGAATTATTAAAAACTACAGATAAAACTGAGTTTGAAAAAGAAAAACTACAGGCTCAACAAACCATGTACATTGGTAAACAATGGCAAAAAGTTGAGAGTAACTTATATACCCAAGCGGTTTATTATGAACCAACTCGTATGGCCTCATATTATGATTATGAGTCTATGGAGTACACACCTGAAATTTCAGCGGCATTAGACATCTATGGTGAGGAGTCAACAACACCTGACAAAGATGGTCATATGTTACAAATTTATTCTGAATCAAAAAGAATAAAATCAGTTCTTGCTGACTTATTTAATAATAGATTAGATATTAACACCAATTTACCTATGTGGACAAGAAACACATGTAAGTTTGGTGACAACTTTGTTTATTTAAAATTAGACCCTGAAAAAGGTATTGTTGGTTGTCAACAATTACCAAACATTCAAATCGAAAGGTTAGAAAAAGGGATGAGGTTCCAACCTGATAAGTATTCACAAGAAATGGAGAACGACGCTTTGAAGTTTACTTGGAAAGAAAAAAATATGGAATTTAACACATGGGAGGTTGGTCACTTTAGAATTTTAGGTGATGATAGAAAACTTCCTTATGGAACGTCTATGTTAGAAAAAGCACGTCGTATTTGGAAACAACTTTTGTTATCTGAAGATGCGATGTTAATCTACCGTGTATCAAGAGCACCTGAAAGAAGAGTATTTAAAGTATTCGTTGGTAACATGGATGATAAAGACGTTGATGCTTACGTACAAAGAGTTGCTAGTAAATTTAAAAGAGACCAAATTTCTGACCCAGCAACAGGTAATGTTGATATGAGATACAATCAGTTGGCGGTTGACCAAGACTTCTTTATCCCTGTTCGTGACCCAGCAGCGACAAACCCAATAGAGACTTTACCGGGTGGAACAAACTTGGCGGAAATTGCTGATATTGAATATATCCAAAAGAAACTTGTGACGGCATTAAGAATACCTAAAGCCTATTTAGGTTTTGAAGAAGCTGTCGGTGATGGTAAAAACTTATCATTATTAGATATTCGTTTTGCAAGAACAATCAATAGAATTCAAAAATCTATGATTGCAGAATTAAATAAAATTGCAATCATTCATTTATTCTTATTAGGGTTTGAAGATGAATTAACAAACTTTACATTAGCTTTAACTAACCCATCTAAACAATCTGATTTATTAGGTATTGAAGTTTGGAAAGAAAAAATAACTCTTTATAAAGATGCAGTTGCAGAAATACCAAATTCAGTTGCCCCAGTATCAGCATCTTGGGCTAAGAAACATATTTTAGGTTTCTCTGATGAAGAAATAAGATTAGATATACAACAACAAAGAGTTGAGAGAGCTGTGTCTGCAGAATTAGGAAAAACCGCTGAAGTTATCACTAAAACCGGTCTATTTGATAATATTGATAAATTGTATGGTAAAAAAGATGGTGAAAAACCAGCTGAAGGTGGTGAAGAACCTGAAGGTGGAGGAGCTCCTGATATGGGGGGAATCCCACCAATGGGTGAAGCACCACCATCTGGCGGTGAAGCGCCTGCGGGGGGTGAGGTAACACCCGAATCGTTTAATAAAGATGACTTAAATATGTTACTTGAAGAACACTTATTTGGTCAAAATGATTTTATGAATTTAGGTAAGGGAAGAAATTCCTTAGTTGAAATAGACGACAAACTTAAAGATTTATTAAATAGGTAATATTTATAGTAAAAAAGACATGACAAAATTTGGTGAAATAAAAAGTAAGATAGAAAAAACTGGAGCAGAATTATTTGGTAAAAGTAACTTCCAAAAATTTATGTTTGGGTTTAAATCTAATATTTTAGAGAATAAAGATTTAAGTGAAATATTTTATATCTACGAAGACCTATCGACAAAAAAAGGTTTACACAAAGATTTAGCAAATGATTATGTAAATGAGTCTATTGAATATTGCCAAATTTTACTTGAGAACAATTATAAAAATTTAACTAAAGTAGATAAATGGTTGTCTAGTTTTTCATCAGAATATCAAAACAACTATAAAGATATTGATACTATTATTTATAACAATTCTATTAAAAATTTAGAAACAGTTTTAGAATCTAAGAAAAAAGTCATTAATACTATTATTTCTGAAAATAAAGTAACTAAAGTTAATGAATCCATTAACCTACCAATTTCAACAATGATTAAAGTTGCTGAATCTGAACTTGGAAAAGAAATTAGTACACTTTCAGAGTCAGAACAAAAAGAAGTTACTTCCATATTAAATTTATCAAAAGATGAATTAAAAGTAGAATTCAACACAATAAAAGAAACTGTTATTTCAAACTTAAATAATTCATTAAACGAATCAAAAGAAGATGACATCAAAAAAATGATTAGTCAAACTATCGATAAGGTTAATGAATCTAATTGTACTCATTACGATTTATACAAATTAAAAAAATTAAGTTTAGGGTTATGAGTTCAAAAAAATACTTTTTTGGTTGGGGAAACATAAAAAAGGGTATTACTGAACTTATAAGAATTTATTCCCACCAACCATCATTTTTTTCTAAAAAGAGAATTGAATCCGGAGTCGCATTTATAATTGCACAATGGGGTATGGTATTTTTTGTTCTAAAAAAATATCCTGATTTAACTATGACAGATATTATAATGTGGGCATCAATCCAACTTGGGATATCAGGATATATCCTACATCAGATACAAAAAGAAAAAAAGGGTGAAAATACGACTGATGATGAAAATCAAGAAAATTGATTTCTTTTTTTCTGTAAGTAAATTGCCTTATTAACCTGACTTCTTTTCTTAACTGATTTTTTTGTAAACTCTTGTCTTTCTCTTAACTTTTCAGTTTGTTTTGTTTTATAAACTTTAAACTTATATTGTTTTAGAGCTTGTTCGATGGAAGACGCGTTTTTAACTTTAATTATAATCATATTTTTTTTACTTTATTAATATAAATATAACATAAAAACCCAATTTTGACAATTCTATTTATATGACTTACTTTTATAAAAAATAAACATGAAAGATATGATTGATGAAGAAAGGAAAAACATCAAAACTAAACATTTTTGATGATGCCAAGTGTTCTTACGGAACAGTAGATTCAAAAAATTTAAAATCCATTTACATAGTTTTACAGACTTGGATTGAACCTCTAACTTTAGATGAGAATTGGAACCGATTGGTCGGTGAAATAAAAAGACAAATCCAACACACATTATTAGAGGTGGTAGACACTCAAACTTTTGAAAGAAAACAAATAGTTGACTTAGATTTAAGAACAAGTGGAATACAAAAAAATAAAAAAAGCTTTATGAATATAGAAATTACACTATTCATACATAATAATATACACGACTTTAAATCCCCAATTTTAAGAGACAAGATTAAAAAAATTCTTAATGGTATATACAACGACGACCTTAAACAAAATAAACATTTTACACTTAGTAAAACAAAAGTAGTAGAATTCAAAGAAAGCTAATATTTATCTTTAAAAGAACTTATGAAAATATTAGGACCTAGTGATACAGGTAAAGGTATATTAGTTGAGTGGGATGCGGGGATTATTAATCCTAATGAACCGCGTAACCAAAACATTATACGTGAATCTTACGGACAATTAGAACATTCTAAACCATTTGAATTTTATGCAACTCTTCAAAAGTGGGGAGTTCCAAATAGAAACGGAAGAGTATACCCCGAAAAAATATTAAGAAGAGAATCTGACAAATACCAAGACGCTATTAAACGTGGTATGTCCATTTCAGAGTTAAATCACCCTGAATCTTCTTTAATTGACCTTGATAGGGTATCCCACCTTATTACAGAGATGTGGTGGGAAGGTAACATATTGATGGGTAAGATTAAATTATTAACTACACCTGGTTTTCATGAAAGAGGTATTGTATCATCTAAGGGTGATGTTGCGGCTAACATGATGAGACAAGGTGTTACTATGGGAGTTTCTTCTCGTGGTGTTGGGTCCTTAGTAAAAAAAGGTGACCAAAATGAAGTACAAGATGATTTTGAACTAATTTGTTTTGACCTTGTATCTTCACCATCCACACCTGGAGCATATCTTTACTTAAATAAAGAAGATAGACCAAGATACGAAGAAAAATTGGCAGAAAATGATAATACTTCAGTTAGTGGTGGAGGTGGATTAGAAAAATCTGTTGACTTAATGAAAAGATTATCCGATTATTTAGGAAAGTAAAAAATTTATTATGGACGAAAAGTATTTTGTAGCAAAAATCACAACTGATATGGTTGATGATAACACAGGTAAGGTTAAAAAAATGAGAGAAGAAAAACTTGTGAAAGGTTTTTCACCGACAGATGTCGAAGCAAAAGTAACGAAAGTTTACGAAACGTATTCAATGGAATGGAGAATTACTGCAATCGTTGAAAGTAAAATTGACGAAGTTATTGAATAATTTTTTTAAATTATTAAGTAAGGGGACTTTATGTCCCCTTTTTTTGTGCCCGATTTTTTTGGCTATCTACATTAAAATAAGAACTTTTTCAAACTAAGGTATATTTATCTAATAAAAATAAACGCAAAACGCATTGCATTATAAAATGAGTTTAGAAAAAAACGAAAATTTAGTAGAGAAAACTTTATTACAAATGAAGTCTATCGAAGAAGCTATTAGCGAAAACGCAAAAGGAATACTTGCTTCTACAATGAAGGAAGAAATCAGTGAATTAGTAAAAGAGTCATTATTTGGCACAAAAACAAAAAAGTCTTTACGCGAACAAGAAGAAGATGACACCGAAGAAGTGGTAGGTGTGGAAACAGACACAGAAGTTGCAGATGACAGTGAAGAGACTATTGACGTTGATGCAGATGTTAATCCTGAAGGTGGTGAATTTGATGTCACTATGATGGATGCACCGGCAGATACTGATAACGAAGACGAATTACCACCTCTTGATATGACAGGGGCTAAACCTGGTGAAGTGTTGAAAGTGTTTAAAGCTATGGGTGATGAAGATGGAATTATCGTCGTTAAAGATGATAATAAAATACACCTTACCGATAACAACACAAATAATGAATACTTTATTGATTTAGGTGATGATTCAGGTTTATCTATGGAAGACCCTATGGAAGATATGAATGAGAGTGTAATTTATGAATTAGTCTTCGAAGAAAAAGAAGGTGATATGGAAAATTCTGAAATGGATGAATCTTATGACGAAATGGACGAATCTTATGACGAAATGGACGAATCTTATGACGAAATGGACGAAACTATTTACGAATTGGAAGTAAGCGAATCGATGAAACCTGTTGGGATGGGGTTTGGTAAAATGAAAAACGGTTTACCAAAATCTTCAGTTAACAACAAAGGTTTTAATGATGACATGGAAGATGGTTTAAAATCTGAGAAAACAGGTAAGGGTCCTAAATTCAAATATCCTAAAGTTAAACATGGTGTTACTGAATCTGAAATGGATGAAGAATACATGGAAGAAGGATGGATGGATGAAGAAATGATTGATGATATGAAAACAGAATCAGACTACATGGAAGGTGATTGTATGGAAGGTGATTGTATGGAAGGCGACTACATGGAAGGCGACTACATGGAAGACGACTACATGGAAGACGACTACATGGGTGGTGAGACTACAGAAGCATCAAGAACAATGACTTACAGAAGAAGAGCAGAAAGAGACCGTGTTTCGGCACCGAGTCAAGTGAGAAATGAATCAGTTAAAAAAGAACTTAATTTATTAAGAGAGAAAAATGAAGAGTACAAAAAGGCTCTTGATTTCTTTAGAAATAAATTAAATGAAGTTGCAGTATTTAACTCAAACTTGGCATATTCTACTAGATTGTTCACTGAACACTCAACAACAAAACAAGAAAAAATAAATATACTTAGAAGATTTGATAACGTAGAAACAATTAAAGAATCTAAGTCACTTTACAAATCAATTAAATCTGAATTAGAAGGAGGAAATAATAGTAATGAAATTGTAACTGAATCAGTTCAAAGAAAACTTATTAGCACACCTTCAAATGGTTCAGCATCTAACTTGATTGAAAGTAAAACTTATGAAAATCCACAATTCTTAAGAATGAAGGATTTGATGGGAAAAATTAAATAAACAATAAATAAACTCAAATTAAAAAAAAATAAAATGGGAGCATTATTAGAATCAGGTCTTGTTGGTAACATCGGGTTAAAACACCTTAAAGTTATCAAAGAAGATACAATCAACAAATGGGATAAATTAGGATTCCTAGACGGTCTTAAAGGACACATCAAAGAGAACATGGCACAGTTATATGAAAACCAAGCATCTCACCTAATCAACGAAGCGGCTTCTACGGATAGCTCAGGTTCTTTCGAAACTGTAGTTTTCCCTATCGTAAGACGTGTATTCTCTAAATTGTTAGCTAACGATTTAGTATCTGTACAAGCTATGAACTTACCTATCGGTAAATTGTTCTACTTTGTACCTAAAATCCAAAGTTATGCTTTAGGTTCTAACGAACATTTTGCACCAATCGGAGCTCAAAACGGACCAACAGTTGCTCAAGCACAGGCAGGTTACGGAGCAAATGACAAAAACCTTTACGATAGATTTTATGAAGGTACTGAACCAGGTTTAGACCCGGCAGGTTTGTTTGATTATTCAAAAGGTATGTATTCTGCAATCACTAAGTCTGCAGTTACTGTATCTTTTGTTAATGGAGTATTAACAGAATCGTCGTATGCTGCTGGTGAGAATAGAAAAGTTCTTTTAGTACTTTCTGGATTTACATCAGGTGGTGCTGGAAAATTAATTGGACCTGACGGACAAGAAATGGATAATGAGGCATTCTTATCTGATTTAAGAGTTAACGCATTAACAGGAGTAGGTGCTCCTCAAAGAGCGTTCTCAGGAGCAGGTACTTCTGATTTATTATTTAGAGTTGTTACTCAAAAATACGGTAAAGGTATTGTACAATACGGAACTCAAACAACAACATCTTTCCCTTCAACAGGTAATGGTGGTTCTTATGACAACATTTGTTCACAAGATGGTTTAATCTACTTAGAAGTTGACTTACAAACACCATGTTCTATCGGAGCTAACTCAATTGACGGTTATTCAGGTTTAACTACAACGTTTGCAGCACCTTCTACAGGTCAGTTTACTTGTACTTATAGAGTATACCAAGAGTTAGAATTCGAAGACAGAATTGGTGAAGTTTCTTTTGACCTTGAGTCAGTTACTGTATCTGTTACAGAAAGAAAATTAAGAGCACAATGGTCTCCTGAATTGGCACAAGACGTTTCTGCATTCCATAACATCGATGCTGAAGCTGAATTAACAGCTTTATTATCTGAGCAAGTGGCAGCAGAAATTGACCGTGAAATTTTACGTGACTTACGTAAAGGTGCGGCTTGGAACTTACGTTGGGATTACAACGGATGGAAAAGAGGTACTTCAGCTAACCCATTAACTCAATACACTCAAAAAGATTGGAATCAAACTTTGATTACAGCAATCAACCAAATTTCAGCACAAATCCACAAATCTACATTAAGAGGTGGAGCTAACTGGATTGTTGTATCTTCTGAGATTTCTGCTATCTTTGACGATTTAGAATACTTCCACGTATCTAACGCGTCTCCTGAGCAAGACCAATACAACATGGGTATTGAAAGAGTTGGTACATTAGCTGGTCGTTACCAAGTTTACCGTGAC